TGTCGGCGCCCACGTCCGCGCCCGTCGAGTAGATGCGGCTGGTGGTCAGGTTGACGGTGATCCCGCCGCCGGAGCCGCCCCCGCCGCGCTGCTGGGCTGCAGTGGGCTGCTGCGGAACGGCCGGAGCTGCGGCCGTCGCCACCGTATTCAGTGCCACCGCTCCGGCGCCGGCTGCCACGGCTGCGGCTGCGTGCTGCGCGGCGGACGAGCCAAGGATGCCCGCGCCGGAGAAGTCGCCGAACGCCACACGCCCGACTGCCGCCGCTCCGTCCGCCAAGGCGAGCACCGTCTCCCGCTGCGCGATGGCCTGCAGTTCCGCCGACACGCCCCGCGCCGCTGCCTCTGCGAGCGATCCGGCGAGCGTGCCAGCCGATGCCGCGGCCTGGATCTGCATTGCGTCCATCGCGAACAGGAGATCGGTCGCCTTCGCAACACCGGCCATGTACCGGTCCATCGACTCGTCTCGCCGGGCCTCTTCTTCCTCGGTCACGACCTTCGCGTTCTCTGCCGTCGCCTTCAGCCGCTCAAGTCGCTGACGGTTCTCTTCTTCCCACTGGTCGAGGTCGTCGCGCTGCTTGCGGGCCTTGTCCTCTTCAGCCGCTGCCGTCCGCTGCTCCCGGACGCGCATCGCCTGCTCTGCCTCCGCGTCGAGCTCCTCCTGGAACGCCTCCTCGCGGATGCCCTGCTCGAGGTACGCGACGGAGAGCATCTGCGACTCGATGTATTCCTTCGCGTCCGCGTCCGCCGCCTTCTTCTCGGCCAACGCCTGCGCGCGAGCCGCCGCAGCCGCGATCCGGTCCTGCTCGTCGCGCTCCTTCCGGACCTTGCCCGCTTCGATCCGGGCGATCTCGATGTCGGACTGCTCCCGGCGGACGTCCGCCAGCCCCTCGTTACGACGCCGGACCGCGTTCGCCTGCGCGCCCGCGAGCGACAGCCGAGCCGCCGCCGCGCCTGCCTTATTCTCGATCGCGTCGAACGCGCTGCCGATCTTCAGGACCGCGACCGAGAACCCAGCGATCGCCGCGCCGGCGGGCCCGCCCATGAAGAAGCCCTGCGCGATCGCGCCAGCCGCTGCGGTCGTCTCCTTCGCGATTCCGTCCTTCATGCCGGACGCGATGCGCTGGATGCCCTGGACGAGCACCTCGCCCATCAGGGCCTTCTTGAACTGCTCTCCCATCTCCTTCGAAGCCTTCGTCGTTCCCTCGATCGAGCTGATGACCTTGTCCCAGCCGGTGAATTCCACCGGAATTTGCACCGAATCAGCCACGGGCCACCTCCAGCTTTCGCAGGGCGATCAGCCCGCGCACCTCCAGCCACGCCGCGGCGAACCACGCGGGCCATCCAGCGATCGCGCCCGACAGCGGCGCCACATCGCCCAGCCGCTCGACGAGCGACAGGACGCGCAGGTGCTCCGGGCGGATGTACGACGGGGGCCAGCGCCAGAACTCGCGGCCGTCCGGCGTCGACAACGCCGCAGGCAGGTCAGCCGTCAGGCCGACCTTGGCGAGGATCGAGGGATCATGGATCGCAGCCGCTCGCACGCCAGCCTCGTTGAACCTGCCGCCGGGCCCCGTCTCGTTCAGGAGCCAGACGGCTGCAGAAAACCCAGAAGATCGTCTCCCGACAGCGCGTTCGACCGCAGCACCTCGGCCGCGAGCGATGCCACCGTCTCGCCGCCCCACGCGACCAGGTACGACACGGCGTCCGGCGTGAGCACGCGGTACGGACGGCCGTCGACGTGGACGACCTCGCCGCGCTCGCCCTCCGCGTACGCGCGCAGGCCCCAGCGGATCGCCTCCGCGTTGCTACGGAAGTTCGACGCGATCACGCCGTCGAGCGCCGCCTGGAACGCGGCACGCGCCTCGGCTGAGTCGTCGGCCGGGACGTGGCGACCGTCGACCACCTTCGACGCCCGCTGCAGCGCCACACGCGCCGCCGACTCGCGCTCCTGCATTTCCAGCGCGACGAGGTACGGCAGCGGCCGGAGCGACCACGGCTTGCCCTGAATCGTGAACGTGCGCGTCCCGTGGATGTCGAAGGTCATGGCGCGGCTCCTAGAAGAACGCGAACGAGAGGCCGGGGAGCGTCGTGGTGGTCGGCTGGCGCGCGCGGATCACGAGATCGTTTCCGCGCAGGCCACCGATGTCGGAGTCGGCGGGGAGCTCGACGAGCTGCCCGACCTGGAACGCGACCGCGAACGCCGCGCCGGCCGTCGCGCCGATCTGCAGCAGCGTGTTCCGGCTGGTCGGCGTCGCGAAGTCGCCGCGGTAGGTCGAGTCCGCCTGGTACGGGGTCGCCGTGATCCGGGCGTTCTCTGCCGTGATCGCCCACCCGATGCGGCCCTGCGTCCCCTGCGTCGAAGGCATCTCGGACAGGGTCAGGCCCGGATCGAATCCGAAGCGAGCAACGGCCGTCTTCGTCGAGCCCCACCAGAACGGCGACGCCATCGCGAGCAGGTTCGTCTGCTGCGTGTAGGTGGCCGGCACGCTCGACTTGCTCGTCGTCGTGGCCCACGAGTCGGCCTCGAACGTGAACGAGAGCATCGCGCGGCCCTTGGCGTCGACGGGCTCGAGCACGACGGTTCCGGCGCAGCCCGTGATCGTGACCTCGGTGTTGTGCCGCTTCAGCGCGAAGCTGCAGTAGGTCGGGTTGTAGGTCCCGGACGGAGGGAGCACCCACGTCGACGACCCGTACACGACCGTCCCGTTGGGCGGGGCGGACGAGAGCGGAGGCGTGACCGTGATGTTGCCGACGCTCCGGGCCGTCACGAGACGCGTCTCACCGCCGATCATCACCATCGTCCCGGCGACCATCGACGTCGAAAGCGTGACGTCAACGGACGTTGTCGTCGAGCTCCCGCCGGAGACGGTCGTGCCCGTGGTCGCGACTTCCTCGTACCCGCACGCCTTCAACAGGCGCGAGAGCCACGGCGCGATGACGCCCTGCACAGTCGATGCGGCGACCGTCGAGAGCCCCTGCAGGCCCACCTTCAGCGTGAGTTGCCCGCCCTTGCCGCCCGCCTGCGACTCGATCGACTGCAGAAGTCCGGCGCGCTGCACCTCGCGCTCGGTCGTCGCGTGCGTCGGCTTCCACGCCATGCCCTCGGCGGGCACCATCACGAAGTCGCTGCCGTCGGGATCGGCGTCGGTGGAGAACGTCGACTCGGGATTCACCCAGAGTTGGCCAAGTGCGCTCAGGTCAGCCACGGATCACCTCGCGCGTCAGGGAACAGCGACGCGGTACTGAATGGAGAAAACGAGAACCATCGCGGCGAAGTCGCTGGTCTGCGCGACCTGCCGATCGACCATCTGGATGATGAGGACGTCCGCCGACACGCGCCCGGTCGGGAGTTCCAGCGCCGACACGATCGCGTCCGTGTCCTCGACGATGTACGCGTCGAGGTCGTTCAGGTCGCGAAGGGCGTCGTAGTTGCACTCGACCCGGAACCGCGCCTCGATCGTGCGGTACGACGTGCCGATCCACCCGAGCGTTTCGGGCGGCGACGGGTCGACGCGCACGTTGAATGTCCGCCGATGCGGTTGTGGTTCCTGCGCCGTCGCGAGGTCGCCGGCGGACAGCGTGAATGGCTGGCCCGCGTCCGACACGGGCGACAGCGCCGCGATGAGGGCTCGCGCGTGCGCGATCTGGTCGACGAAGGCGTTGCTCATCGGGTGATCCGGAGCACGCCGAGGTTCGCGTGGGTCTCACTGGCGTCCGGGTCGAGCGACTCGTCGGCGTCGTACCAGCCGACCGACTGCAGGAGCTTGTCGAACAGCCGCTGCGCATCGACCTTCCGGGCCTCCGCCCACGCCTGCCAGTCGTTCGTGGTCGCGCTGCCGAATCCGTAGGACAGCGCGATCCGGTGGGCTGCCAGCGCCGCGATGATCGGCTCGACGGGCGCTGTGTCCATCACGCGGTGCGGATCGAGCCCCTTCGCGCGGATCCACGCCTGGTACTCCGCGAACGCTGCCGCGATCGCCGTTTCGTGCGTCGAAGTCCCGGGCGCCGTGCGCGAAGCGAGGATCGGGAAATACTCGGGAGACGTGAGCCGGGCGCTCGTGAGCTGGTGGTACGCAAGCCGGGCCTTCACGCACCACGTCTGCTGCCGGACGTACGCGACCCCGCCCGCCGTGTAGCTCCACTGCGCGCGGTAGTTGTCGCCTGTCTCGTCGACGTGGCCGGCCGCGACCACGTACGACAAGACCGCCGTCGACCCGGTGCCCGTGATCGTCGGGGTCGCCGTGACGAGCAGCGTCCCGTTCGTGTCGAACAGCGACACGGAGACGGAGGACGGCGTGCCCTCGATCGTCGTGAACGACAGCGTCCCGCCGACGTCGAGCAGCAGGGCTTGGATCAGGGCGCTCACGGGTAGCCTCCGGGGAACCAGTCGGAGGGCAGCGATGGAACGATCTGCAGCCCGTCGAGCTCGTTCGCGTACGCGGCGACGTCGAGCCCGTCGAGCGCGACCGCCCACTGCGCGACGGTCGGGTGCGCCACCGGGACCGCGTGCGTCGTCGTCCCGTCGCGCGGGTAGCCCTGCCGCGCGTCGATCTGCGCGATCAGGGCGTCGGCCTCGACGAGCGTGTCGGTCAGCGCGTGGCTCACAGCGACACCCCGAAGTGCGGCATCCACGCAGCGGCGTAGGCGTCCACCTCTGCCTGCGTCAGCGGGTCCGTGTGGATCGCGAGCGCGAACAGGTCCATCGATATCCAGCGGGTCGCCGCCGGGGCGGGAGCCGCACCGATCCGGAAGTCGACAGGCGGCACAACAGTGCTCGCAGGCCACGCCGGCGCCGCCTCGGTGTCGAGGATGCCGTTCCGGTACCAGCGGATTCGATCCGCGACGTCATCGAACACGACGCACCAGAGCTCGCGCTGCGTGGTCGAGAGCCCGCGCGAGGCCGTGGCGTTCGCGCTTCCGTGGTCGAAGCCGGCCGACCCGTCGGCGTAGTGCGCCGAGAGCTTGCCGCTCACGCTGGACCCGTTCGCGCTGATCGCGTAGCCCTGCTCCAGAGAGGCCGTCCACGCACGCGCGCTGACGAGCACGGGGAAGTCGCCCGTCGATCCGCTGCGGCCCTGCGCGACAAACACGATCGACAGGCCGCGCGTCGACGGCTTCAGCCCATCGGCAATCGTGCGCGTCAGCTCGTCATTCGTACCGTCGAATCGCAGGGCCGACCGGGCCCCGACCGCGAACGGCGCAAGCAGCGGCTGGCTCACGCCGACGCCCTGCGTGACGTCCAGCCCCGCGACCTGCTCGCCCAGCGCCGAGACGGCAATCCCGTTCAGGGTCGTCCGCGAGTCAGCCAGGTACAGCGCACCAAGCGCGCGCGTCACCGGACGCATCACGCGCCTGTCACGCGTCACGTCCCTGACGCGCACGTCTCGCACGCGATGGCGGCCGGGGGCGCGCATCAATCGTCGACCTCGGAATACTGGACGAGCCCGGACGACAGCGCCGGCGCCGTGCCAGCCGTCCAGGCGTGCACCTTCGCGTCGATGGCGCGCACGTACACGTCGCGGAAGATCGGGCTCGGCACGGGCTCCGCGACCGCGTTGCTGGTGATCGGGACGACGATGTCACCGAGCACGAACCGCTTGTCGCCCGTGCGCAGGCCGTACACGCGCAGGGTGACGTGCGTCGGGCTGCCCGTGGTCACGAGCGCGTCGACACGCACCTCGACCGATCGCAGGATGCGCGCAGGATCGGCGCCCGTGGTCGCAAGCCCGGAAACCGTCGCGGTCGGCGCCGCCTCGGGGACCGCGCCGTTCGCGATCGCGCCGATGGTCCGCAGCGTCTTGAAGTTGGATTCGGCCATCGGGTGCTCCTGTGCAGAGGGGCCGGGCCCGCGAACGGACGCCGGCCCCTCGTCTGGTGCGGATAGTGGGGCTTACGCGAAGGTCAGCTTGATGATCTTCGGGCGGCAGCCCTCGGCGAGGATGCGGACGTGCGTGACCTCGACCGCGGTGTTCGTGACGCGGAACGAGAACAGGCCAGCCGCGGTCGACGTCATCGCCGCGGTGTTGGGCCCGGTCGCCGGGTTGTTCGCCTTGACGAGCGTGCCCACCGGGGTGCCAGCCGCCGCGAGGTCGCCGCCGCTGTCGGTCACGGCCAGGGACTCGATGAAGACCTCCTTCGCGGAGGTGACGGCCACGCCGGCGCTGTCCTTGATGGTGCAGGCGATTTCGATGGCGTTCGGGGCCACCGCCGCCTCGGCACCGATGGTCGCGTCGACGTAGCCGACCTCAGGGCCGGCGTCTTCCTGCCCGCCGGCGAAGTAGTGGCGGTCGAACTTCTTCGTGTGGGCTCCGCTCGGGGCGCTCATCTGTGTCCTCGTTCAGCAGCCCGTGGGCCGCGCTCGTGTTCGGTTACTTGCGCTCGCCGCCGCGCTCGCCGCTCTTGCCGGCCTCGATCGCCTTGCGGTCGGCCTTGCGCGCGATGTCGGCCGCGTATCGCTGCGCCTTGTCGACGCTGATCTCGCGGCCCGCCTGACGCTCGCGGTCGATCACGTTCTTCGTGAGCCGTTCCATCGCTTCGCGGCCCACGATCAGGCCTTCTTCCCGTTCGTGGGCGCCGGCTCGTCCTTGATGCCGAGCAGGCCACGCACCGCCCGCAGGCCCGCCGCGTCCAGGCTCGCGATCTGCTCGACGACCTTCGCCGCGTTGCGCTTCTGCGCGGTCGTCTCGATGACCGTGAAGTCCATCGCGGCCTTGCGCTCGCCCTCGGTCATGCCCTCCCACTCGTTCAGGAGGAAGAAGAGCCGCTTGTCGCTGCCGGTGTCCCGCTTGTTCACGTAGTGCGCGATCCCCATGCCGGCGTTCAGGTGCGGGCCGACCGGCACGAGCACCGTGCGGCCGCTTCGCGCGTTCACGATCGCGACCTTCTCGGGGTCGAGCTTGCGACCGATGTTGACGACCTGTGTTTCGGACATGGGAACCTTCGGGAGGAAGAGCCGCTGCCCCTTGCGAGGCAGCGGCCCGGGTTGGGACTACGAGTTGACGCTGAGGAGGCCGAACCCGTAGGCGTCGAAGAGTTCGCCCACCGCGTAGCCGGTGCTGGCGCCGACGCGGGTGGACCACTTCTCGAGGACGCGCTGGGTCTCGATCATCACGTCCCACGCGTGGGCGAGGCCGATGGCGCTCGGCACGAACATCATGCCGAGGCGGTCGCTGCCGCTCGTCACGACGCGGGTGGACTCGAACACCGGCATGCCGGCGAGCGTGCCCTTGTAGCCGCGCATCTTCGTGTTGTCGTTGTAGAGCAGCTCCGTCGCCTTCTCCTGGAAGAGGTACGACTGGCCGCTGTTGCGCAGCGCGGTGCGCAGCTGCGACACCTGGATCGGGGCGAGGACGATGATCTTCCCCTGCAGGAGGTCGCCGCCCTCGTCGCTCGTCTCGCCGAAGTTGCCGCTGGGCGCGTTCGCGTTGTCGAGCGTGTAGATGCCCGTGTCGATGTTCGCCATCGAGAGCGCGACGCCCGTGGTGCCGGCGCTGCCGGAGAAGCCCGACGCGAGCGCGAGGACGTCCGTGTCCCGCTTGTCCGCGACCGCGCGACCGAGGGCCGCACGCATGGCCGGGTCCATCGCCGCGAAGGACGAGAACTCGGCGAGGTCGGTGACGAGCGTGTTCAGCGCGATGATCGCCGGGGTGAGTTCCACGGACGAGTTCGTCCAGGCCTGCGCGTCGTCGGTGCTGCCCTCCGAGATGGCGGCGGCGGCGAGCAGCGATCCGGATTCCTTCACGAACTTGGCCGACTTGTGGCCCCGGAGCACCGTCTTCACGGTGACCTTGTTCGAGATGACGATCGCGGCGCGGGCCGCAGCCTGCACTTCCTCGAAGGCGAAGGCTTCGCCGAGGGTGCCGACCGCGGTGGACTTGGTGGTAAAGACGTCAGCCATGTGGTGCCTCGCGCGGCGTTGACGTCACGGGGGACGCCTAGAAGGGCCGCATTTTGGCGCTGGGCGCGGTGTATCCGGCGGCAGCGCGAACCTTGATCTTTTCGGTCTCGGGCAGGGCCAGGTACTGCTCCTGCGTCATGCCCTCGATGTTGACCGGCATCTGCGTCTGCCCAGCCGCGCCGACGCTGCGAGCGCCTGCGGCACCGGGCTGGCCTCCGCTGTGGAGGCGCACGTACGAGAGCTGCTGGTCGAGCGGGAGCGATGCCGCGAACTGGCGCTGGCCTTCGGGCAGTCCGGCGAGTCGAGCGTCGACCTCGGCCTTGAGTGCGCCTCGGAGACGTTCGGCCTCTGCGGCGAGCGGCGAGAGTTCCGCGATCTTCTTCTCGCGGGTGTCGATCTCGGCGGCGCGATGCTCCTGTTCGAGCTTGCGGATCGCTTCGACGTCACCCTTGAGCTTCGCGTTCTCGAGCTGCGCTGCCTTCAGGTCGGCTTCGACCTTCGCCGCGGTCTCGCGCCGAGTCTTGTTCTCGTCGCGCAGAGCCTTGACGACGTCCTCGCCGTAGACCTTCGGGGCGTCCGCCTGCTTCGTGTCCGGCTGCTTGCCCTCCGACCCGGTCGATCCTGCACCCTGGTCGGCTGCCTGCTTCGCTTCGGTGCTCACGCCTGACTCCTCTCGCGCGCCACGCACCTGCGAGGCCTCGCGCACGGGGCCGACTCCGGAGGCACCTGCCTCGGCTTCGGTCGTGGTGTCGCCAGTGTGCGGAGAGTCGATCGGGGCCGTCATCGTGTAACGGGAAGGCGTCCCGTTACGGTCGGCGGCGGGCGCTGCGGGGCCGCTACGGGCGGCGGGCGTTCAGGCGGCGCTGTAGGCCATCACGCACGGTGCGGCGGTAGACCTCGACGATCTCCGCGCGCTCCTTGCGGGACCGGATCGCGAAGAACGCGCGCTTGCGCTCGATGCCGCCGACCAGGTCGAGGTAGGAGACGGTCTGCAGGCCCTTCGCAGCCCGCGCCTGCTGGCCGGCCTTCTTCACGAACGCGGACTGGGCGGGCGTGAGCGGCGTCTGGTCGAGCCGCGACACGCGACCCTGCGCGATCTGCCGGAACCGCCCCGCACCGAATCCGGTCAGGACCGGACGCGTGACGTGCTGCCCCTCCCACCCGATCCAGGCGCGGCGCCCGTTCGGCTCCACCCGAAGCACGCGCAGGCCTCGCAGCAGTGTGCCTGTGAGCGTCAGGTTCACCGGCGAGGTCTGTCGGCCAGCCGCCGCGCGCTTCGCCGCGTACGCCGCGCCGTAGGGCTTGAACGGCCGGCCGTCGACGTCGAGCCCCTTGCCGGTGCGCCTCGTGATGATCGAGACGGCGTGCAGCGCCGCGCGCTCGGCCGCCAGCGCCGCGTTGTCGTCGATGTCCCTACGGCTTGGGAGCCGGAACGAGAGCATCCCCTTCTGCGTCGCCATCGCGGCCTCCCTTCACGAGCTCGAACTCCGCGCGCATCACGCGGGCGTGAACCTCGGCCGCGCGTCGACGGCCCATCTCGATGCCGCCCTCCGGCGTGAACCCGTTGAGAAGCACCTCGTCCGCGTCGCCGTCCTCGTCGGGCATCGGCATCTGCCGCAGGTCCGCGAGGCGCGTGATGGGCTCATCCGGTCGGCGTGGCATCGATGTCCTCTTGCAGCAGCAGCGGCGTCAAGCGGTGACGGCAGTTCCACCCGCCGCAGTAGAGCGATGGCGGGTTGGGGCCGGTGTCGTTCTCGATCGCGTCCAGCATGGCGATCGTGAACTTCTTCCCGACGCGCGCGTTGCAGAACGGCCGGGTGATCTCGTCCAGCGGGCCATCGTACAGGAACCAGTCGACACCCGCCTCCGACGCCTGCTGGACCATCACCGCGCGATCGAATCCGGCGAGGCCCGTGTCGACGAGCGTGACCGCCTGCGCCGCCTTGCCGTTCACCTTGTCGAGCAAGTCGTCGAGGCTCGGCGGCACGCCCGATCGCACCGTGTCGACGAGAAACGTCCGCAGCTCCGCCTGCGCCTCGTCCGCGATCTGCGTGATGTCCGACAGCGTGCCGTCGACCTGCGCGCGCAGGCTGGCCACGGACGGCGTCGTGAAGTTCACTGGGATGCCGATGTCGCCGAGGTCGCGCACAGCGGCTTCCAGCACGCGCTGCGACGCCTCCGCGTAGCCCTTGACGGTCGTGCCGATGTTCTTCTTGAGCAGGTCCGCAAGTTCGTCGGCGAGGCGACGCGCGGCCTCGACGCTGGGCGTGACCTTGCCGTCCTTGAGCTTGCGTTCAAGGAAGCGGCGCGTGCGCTCGATCTCGCGCTCCAGATCGGCGCGTAGCTGGTCGAGCTCGGTGTCGATGATGGTGGGGGCGGCCACGGCTCACCCGCCAGTCAGGCGCGCGAGGGCAAGGTGGATCAGTCCGATCAGCCGAGTCCGCTGGCCGGGCGCGGCGAGCGAGCTGTAGACGGTTGCGTGGCACCCGGGATCGACGCACTCCGCTGCGACCACGACGGCGCGGAACTCGCCCCGCTTCGCTCGACGCAGCAACTCAGTGAGCGTCACGACGACGTCCGTGCTGGCCGCGAGGTCCGCGATCTGTTCGTCGGCGGTAGCCACGTCACGCCCCCGAGCCGTCCTCGACCACTGGAGCCGCCCCGCGCGCCTGCGTCAGCGGAGACGGGAACATCCGCGGCACCACGGGCACAGCCGCCGACCGCTCCGCCTTCGTGAGGTCGAGCGCCTTCTGCGCTTCCTCGACGCTGGAGTCGTCCATCTCCGCGCGGATCTCCGCGGGCGAGTGCAGGCCCAGCGCCTTCTTCCGCGTCGCGACGTCGGCGACCTGCAGCGGGTCGCGCACGATCCGGAACGCGTCGGGCTTGAACACGGGACGCACGCCGCCAGCGGCCACGAAGCGGTCCTGCGGCTCGTGATGCGTGTTCCAGACGATCCGGATCAGGTCGAGCAGGTCGCACGTCGACCGCTGGAACGTGGGCAGCCGCTTCTCGCGGTACCGCTCCAGCGGCGCCTGCTGCATGAGCAGTGCGACGCCGGACGCCACCTGGGCCGTGTCGACGAGCTCGTGCGCTGGGACGCCTTCCGACACGCACGTCTGCCGCAGGAACGACTCGATGTCGTTCTTCAGCGCGTCCATGTTCGCGGCGATCGGGACGTTCTTCAGCGTGTGGCCAGCGGGCGGCGAGACGACCACATCGGGCCCGAGCACAACCTCCGACGACACGGGCGCCGACTTGCCACGCCCCAGCCGCTCGGCCTCGCTGCCGCCCTTCGCTGCGCCGCCGCCCCAGTCCGCCGCTCCCTCGGCCTTCTCGTCGACCCACTGGCCCCAGCCGGACAGGAGCGCGATGTGGCCCGCGTTCGTGAGCTTCAGGTTCACGCCGCGCTGCGCGTCGAGCAGCGTCTGCCGAGGCAGCGGCCACGGCCCCGCGTTCAGGTCGCCGAACGCGACGAGCGGCAGCAGCGGATACCGACCGGCCGGTGCGCCCTCGCCGTCCGGGATGCCGTCGGGCCCGCGGTACGGGTTGTCCGGCGTCTCGCCGGGAACCGACAGGATCTCTCCCTTCGGATCAAGGATCAGGTTCCGCGCGTCGACCGTCTCGCCGGCCTCGTTCACGGTCGCGGTCCAGAGTTCGTGCCGGTTGACTCCATCGACCGGAACCAGGTCCAGCAGCACGCCCTCGGCCGACTTCAGCGACGGGCGGTCCGGGTCGTAGAGCGGGTGCACCACGGTCGGGTCGAACAGGTCGAGCCGCACCCGACGCGCCACGTCGTCCCACGCGACGCGCACGAACACGAGGCGAGACGGCACCGTGCGCTCGTCCGCGCGCTTCACGACGTCGAGGAAGTCGGCATCCTCCAGCACGTCCGCGAACGACGTGCCGGCCGCGGTCGTCTCGACCGGATTGCCGTCCATCGTCTCGAGTCCGAACTCCGGCGACCCGTCGTACACGAGCGCCTTCGCCTCTGCGGCCCGCTCGACGAGCGCGAACCCGAGCGGGCGCATCTTCGGCCCCGTCACCGGGAACACCGCGAGGATCTGCGCCGCGAGGTCGCTGCCGCCTCGGCCGTCCAGGTACGCGAGCAGGAGCGCGACGAGCGACGCGTACCCCTGCGGATACGTCGCGCGCACGCGCTCGATCCACGCGGTCGGAGACTTCAGGCCAAGCGGCAGCGGCACACCCATCGGGCGAGGGTCGACGCGCGCGGCCGGTCCGTCCCGCTGTAACGGGAGGGCTTCCCGTTACGTGAGGCGTTCCGCGCGCGTGGTCGCCCACCGTCGCGAGATGGCGACCCGCACGATCAAGCTGGACCTGTCCGACTTCACGCCGACGCCGACGCAGCAGCGCGTGCTCGACTGCCGCGAAGGGCGCGTGCTGTTCTCGGGGGGCTACGGATCCGGGAAGACCAGGATCGGCGCGGAAGCGGTCGTGATGCTGGCGCTGGAGAACCCGGGCTGCGCGGGCATCGTCGTCTCGCCCACGGTCCAGATGCTGTCCCGAACGACGAAGCTGGCTCTCCGGGCAGCGCTGCCGCGCGAACTGATCCGGCACGAACGGAAGACGGATCGCGCGATCGACCTCGTGAACGGCAGCACGATCTTCTTCGGCAGCGCGGACAACCCCGGATCGCTGGAGGGCACGAACCTCGCGTGGGCTTGGCTCGACGAGGCGCGACTCATGCATCACGAGGCCTACCGGATCATCGTCGGCCGCAATCGCGTCAAGTCCGCCCGCCGATCGCAGGTGCTCGTCACGACGACGCCCGCGATGGGCTGGCTGCACGATGAGTTCGGCGCCAAGCGTGACGGCCACGAGCGATTCGTCTCGTCGACCCACGAGAACGCCGGGAACCTGCGCGCCGGATTCGTCGCGGAGCTCGAAGCCACCTACTCGAAGCGGCTCGCCCGCGCGCTCGTCGGCGGCGAGTTCGTGCTGGCCACCGGCGCCGTCTACGAGGAGTTCGACGAGGCCCGCCATGTAATCGACTGGCCGGACATGCCGGGCGTCGACACGTTCCTGGGCGTCGACTTCGGCGTCGTGTCTCCGGCCGTCGGCGTCTACCAGTCGGCCGCGTTCGACGTGCCGATCGGCGACCGGATCATTCCGGCCGGCGCGATCGTCCTCGTCGACCAGCTCGTGCCCGACCAGACGAACACGCTCCGACTCGCGCCGCTCGTGAAGCGCCTGCCCCACTACCGACCGGGCATGGTCGCGTACGTCGACCCGGCGGGCGGGGCGCGGTCACAGGCGGAAGGCCGCTCGTCGATCGAGATCCTGCGCGCAGAGGGCGGCGTCGAGCCGAGGTGGGCCACGCGCGACGAGGAACGCTACATCCCGAACGGCGTCGCGCTCGTGAAGCAGCACCTCGACCCGCTTCACGGCCTGCCCGCGCTCTACGTGACGAGGCGCGTCGCGGCGATGCGCGACCGGCGCGGCGCGATGGCGACGTTCCGCGGGTATCGCTACCCGGAGCGCAACGGCGTCCAGTCCAGCGACCAGCCGGTCAAGGATGGCGTGGTCGACCACTTCGCGGACCAGCTGCGATACGCGGTGGTCGGACGGCGGCGCGACATGGGCAGCGTCGGGACGCAGTTCCTTCGTCGGACGCTGAATGGGATGGCGGCATGAGCGCGCGCGGCATGATCGTTCAGGACCCGGTGCGCGGCCGATGGGCTACGTGGAAGCGTCGCGTGGGCCGGTGGCTGCGTCGGGTGGCGGCTTGGGTGGAGCGGGGCTAGGCGTCCGCCACGGGCGGCAGCGGCACGCCTCCGACGGGACCAGGACGCGTCTGCATTTTCTCGCCAGCGTCCGTCTCCACCCCGTCCATCCAGCCCATACCGTAGTCGGACGAGTGGTAGCGGCCGTCGGGCGTCTCGCACGTTCCGACGCGACGCACGCAGCAGACCCAGCCGAAGCTGTCGTCCTTCAGCCACTCGCCGCAGATCGGGCCGATGTGCCCGGTCAGGGCCTCAATGTCGTACGCGGGCGGCTCGTCGCCGAAGTCCCGCCAGTCGTCGTCGATCGCGTCGGGGCCGCTCACGCCTCACCTCCGGGCGGAGCGTACACCAGCGCCGCCGCCGGCATCGCGCCCACCGCCGCGTCCGCCTCGATCTCGTCGCGGCAGACCTCGTGCGCGAGCTCGAGCGCCTCCGCGAACACCTCGTCGGCCGTCTCGACCGAACCATCCGAAAATCCCGGAGAGTTGGCCCCGCCGCGCAGGTAGTCCCACCACTGCTGGCGCCAGCGGCCGAGGTCGGTGTCCCAGGCGGTCACGACGTCCAGCCCGGCACGATCTCGCCGCGCCGCACGATCTCGCGGCCGACCGCGTCCGCGAACGCACCGCGCACGTTCAGCAGGTAGTGCCCGACGATCCGCTCCACCTTCTCGATCGTCGCGTCGTCCTCGATGCCGTGCGCGCAGAACGGCCCCTCGATGTCGTCCTTGTCGCTCGCGTTCGCCTTGAACGGGAACGGCGTGGCCACCTCGACGGCGGCGATCGCGCGCCGCAGCCCGGCCGCGAATCCGGCGTTGAACGCCTCACACTTCGCGTCGTGTCCGTAGACCTCGCCGCAGCACGGCTTCGGGGGTGGGCTGCTTCCAACAATGTCGATCACTCCGGCCGATTGCATGTGCACTCCGATGCGGGACTCGCCCGCGTGCCTTGCTGGTTGAAAAGCTCCGCCCGCACGTCCTGCAGCGCCTGGCCGTGGGCCTCTTGCTGCGCCTCAACACCCTTGACCCTGTGCAACAGGTCGAAGTGGCCCGATCGCTCCCGGATGGCCACCTCGTCCAGCGACTCGCCGTATTCGCGCATGGCCCGCGCGGTGACGCCCGCCCGCTCCCACGCCGCATACGCGAACGCCAGCGCCGCGCACGCGAGGACGACTGCGAGGGCGGTCACAGCCGCACCCACTCACGCATGAGCCAGTCACGCCGGTGCGTCACGCCCAGCACAGCGCGCACGACGCGCGTGGCCACCTCGACGCGAACGAGGTCCTGGTCCCGCACCACCGGCTGGGCGGCAAGCCGGTAGAGCCTGCGCCGCTGGGCTGTGGCCCGCCGCTGCTTCGTGGATCGCCCGTGCATCAGCGGGCTCCCGGGCGAGCGGTCCAGTCGCACGACACGGCGACGGACTCCTTGCCGGTGCAGTAGACGCAGCGCGTGCCGTCCACGACCGTCGACGCGCACGGCGACGGGACGGCTTCGTTGATGACCTGTTCGCAGGCGCGGCTCCCGAAGACGAGCGCCCCGACCAGCAGCACGAACAGCCCGACCATGATGGCGTTGTGCATCACCCACCTCCGCTGACGTCCGGCACCGGCGTCACGCTCGCGCCGACCGTCTCGACCGTCGCCGACCCGTCGGCCCGGCCGCGCTTCACCGTGATCACCAGGTCCCCGCTGCCGCCGATCGGCGCGTCGTCGTTCTCGCGCCACCGACGCCGTACCTTCGCCCAGAAGATCGTCGCGGCCGGATTCGTTCCGCTGATCGCCATGCGGAACAGCGTCCCCATCACCTTCGCGTCGGCTTTGATCGCCGCGCGGTCAAGTTCCTCCCGGAAGTGACGCGCCAGCGCCCGCCGCTGGATGCCGAGCACCGTCGCGATCTCGTCCTGCGTCATGCCGACCGCCGACATCGCTTCGACCGTGGCCCGGTGTTCCTTCGTTGGCTTGAAGACCTTGCCGCTGGGCATCACGCCCTCCCTTGGCTGATCACGTCGAACGTGCGCCCGTCGCCTTCCAGCGTAGCAGCCTTGCCCGCGAACGCCTGCCACCGCTTCACGGCGACATCGACGTACGCGGGCGAGAGCTCAATCGCGTGGCACACCCGGCCCGTCTGCTCACACGCGATGATCGTTGTGCCCGAGCCGCTGAAGGGCTCGTACACGTGGTCACCAGGCTTCGAGTTGTTCTCGATCGGCCGCTTCATGCACTCGATCGGCTTCTGCGTGCCGTGGCCCGTCTCGCTCTTCTGCGGCTTCGGGATCGACCAGAGGGTCGTCTGCTTGCGGTCGCCGTTCCAGTGCCCGGTGCCGCCCTTCTTCACGGCGTACCAGCACGTTTCGTGCTGGTGGTGGTAGTGACCGCGCCCGATCGCCGGTCGGTCTTTTGCCCATGCGACCAGCGCCCGCATTTCGTAGTCGCACGCGGTTAGGCTCTCGGCGACCGTGTGCGTGAACGTGGGAGCGTGCCACACGTACGCGACCTCACCGGGGAAGAGCGCCCACGCCTCTCGCCAGTCGGCGCGGTCGTCGTTCAGCACCTTGCCCTTGGCTGCGTTCGGTCCGTTTAGCCCGGCACCGTCCCGCCACGCCGGGTCGTACTCAACCCCGTACGGCGGGTCGGTGACCATGAGGTGCGGCTTCGCGCCCGCGAGCGCCAAGTCGACGCTCTCCACCGTGGTGGAGTCCCCGCACACGATCCGATGCCGCCCGAGTAGCCACACGTCGCCCGGCACCGTGACGGGCTTCGTGGGCACCTCCGGGACGTCGTCCTCGTCCGTGAGGCCGTCCGTGGCGTCGAGCAGCCCCGCGATGTCCGCACCATCGAACCCGGTCAGCGCGAGGTCGAACCCCTCCGCTTTCAGGTCGGCGAGTTCCAACGACAGCATCTCGTCGTCCCACCCGGCGTT